CAAAGATAAATTCGGTGTGTATGAACACGGTAAAATATATTCTTATATGTATGGCATCGATCACAAAACAGATGTTAGTCCACGTGGCAGAAAGTATAGAGAAGAACCACATATCTGCTTACTTAATGGGCAAGATCGACATAACTTCAATCTAAGGGACGATTACTATACTAACTTTTCTAACAATAAAGTGGGGTGACAAATACTCTTCTGATTATGTAAATAATTTGTATGGAATGATTGATGCTAATTATGTCAATCAATTCCGAATGGTTTGCTTCACAGACGAACCAGACAACATACGAGAAGAAGTAGAGATTCACCCAATACCTGATGTCGAGCCACTTCACCCGAAGTATTGGTTCGGCAAGGAAAACTATTGCTGGGATCGTAGTAAGTTTCTATTATTCAATGCACAAGAGTGGTTGTCGACCACTGGTCCATTTTGTTACTTTGATTTAGATATTATCATACAGAATAGTATCGATGACTTCTACGATCTAGCATTTAATCCTCACATATTATACTCACATTGGCAACCTGAAGGTCAACTCAAAGAGAGACGCTTCCGAGATATTCGTGGCACATATTTTAATTCAAGTTGTATGCTTTGGTGGGCAGACCAACCGAAAAAAATATATGATGATGTAGTGAGTAATCCTGATATCTTCAAAGTATTTTATAAGGGTTCTGATAATTATCACCAGTGGAGGCGTCCAGCTGGTGGCGACTTCTGGAACTTCTTACCAAATAGTTACTATTATAGTTATAACTATCAAGAAACTAACTATGATGCTAAACTCTCTCTGTTCAATCAAAATATGCAGGGAGGCGAAGATACCATATCAATCGAGGAATTAGATGATAGCATACTCCTTAATCATTGGCATGGTAAATATGACATGTATAAAGAGTTACCGACTCGTGTTGTATTAGAACTCACAAACAAGAGTAATGATACCGATAACAAGTTTAATAATATATTTGTTGAAGATGATGAGCTAACATTAGAAGATGTAAAGCGTATCTTCAAAGATTATAAACTTGAATACGTCACGCTTCTAAGAACACTCACTAGCCCAACTCGCTGTAAAGATTACAACAAGATTTTAGATTGGTTCGCTGATCAGGGTGCAGAAGTTATACTGCCCCAAATACCAAACACAGGTGAGGTTGACATCCTACACATACCCGACTTTATCAGGAAGGATGCGGATGTAACGAGAGAAAATGTAAGGGAGTTTACACAAACTTATGAATATCGTAACACCGAAAAAGAAGAACAATGGATTATTGACTGTGAGGCAAGAAATGATAACAGCATATATGTTAATGCTAAAGGGCAAGTGTTTCCCTGTTCATATGTTGCTCGGGATGTATTAGAAAACAGATTGTATCCCCTTCATCCAATCGACTATCCATACAATGATAAATACAATAACGCCAAGTCTTTCGCGGTGAAAGACATTGTATATAATGATGACTTCGAGCATTATAATGAAAGTCTCAAGAGAGACCATTTGAAAATTTGTAAAGAGAAGTGTGGAAGATGCGTGTAAACTTTATTTGTGCTAAGTGGGGCACGAAATATGGACCACATTTTGTCAATCGGTTATGTAACATGGCTCGTCGCCATTGCCCTGATCAGTTTGACTTTCACTTCTATTGCTACACTGATGACGATACTGGTCTTCAATCTGATATCAAGGTCATCCCCTTTCCAGATATTCCTGACATTCATCCTAATTATTGGTTCGGTAAGGATGATTTTAAATACGGAATGGCTCGTTGTTGGGATCGCCCAAAAACTTTCGTATTTAACACACATAATTTCGCCGATGATAAACCTACTGGGCGTTTCGTCTTTCTAGACTTAGACGTTATTATTCAGAACGATTTAACTCCTATCATTACACACAATATGGAACAACCTACTAAGATGCGCTCTTGGTGGCAGGATCCTGCTCCTATGAACACTCGCCGATTCAAAGTTTCGCACGGTGCATTTACCAATGGAAGTTGTCAGGTATGGAGCGATGACCAGTGTGAGCCTATCTGGAAGGATGTATTAGAGCATCAGGATAAGATTTGGTTCACATATACCGATGGCACCGATAACTATCATAGCTGGAGATGGCGTGAGCTATGGGATTACTTCCCGAGCTGGATGGCATATTCATATAACCGTGGGCGTTCGTGGGATGAAGATGATTTGAATGTAGGTATCTATCGCGAAAGTTGTATCCTTTGCGTATTTAATGTTGACTTATTACCATTTGAAGATGGCTCGCGTGGTAAAACTAAACAAGACGAACTTGCTGACCCAAGATTATTGGAGCATTGGCAATGAATGAGATAAGAGTATTTGAGGGTAGAGAATGGCTCTGGCCAACAGCTGATTATCATTGCTGGAAACATTTGACGATCGACCACCCAACCATACCTGAAGATATACTTAACGAGATCGGAAGGGTGTTTACAGTTGTTCAAGCAGGAGGTAACTGCGGATTGTATACAGCACAATATGCAAAATATGCACAACATGTAATCACCTTTGAACCAGAGCCGAACAATTACTTATGCTTAGAAAACAATATCACAGAAGATAATGTATCTATGCACGAGGCTGCGCTGGGCGAGAGAAAAAGAACGATAGGGTTAAAAGTAGATCCTATAAATTCAGGAGCAACCCGTGTGATCAATGATGGCGATATAAAACAAGTTCGCCTAGATGATTATGGTCTAGAACCTGACCTCGTTCATTTAGATATTGAGGGGCATGAACCGTATGCTCTAAATGGTATGTTAGATACACTGAAAAAATGTCACCCAGCAGTTGCGTTAGAACGCGGAAATGGTGAAGAAATACTATTCAAGTTGGGTTATAGTAGAGTGAAACAGTTTGGTTTAGATTGGTTATATCTATGAATATTTACACTGTAAAATGGGGAACAAAGTATAGTTCTGATTATGTAAACAAGATTGCTTATGATATTGCTGCTGATTTCCCCGAAGCCGACCGCCAAGTATATTGTATCACTGACGATCCTACAGGGTTAGCTGACTTCGTTACACCGATCTTAATACCTGAAGATAATGACCTTGAGAAATGGTGGAACAAAATGTATTTGTTCTCGCCTCTTGTTGAGCAGACAGGCGAAAAACTTTTCTTTGACCTTGATATTCTAATTCAAAATGACATCACATCTTTTGAAAACTTTGAACCTGAAAACTGCTTGGGAATTGTAAAGACTTGGTGGCATGACTTAGAAACTATGCGCGAAGAAACTAAGCATGTTCCACACAAGTTCAGCGATATTAACTCAAGCGTATTGCGGTGGAACGATTCTTTCGATGGCGCAGAGCTATGGGAATACTTTACTAAATATAAGAAGCAGATTATGTGGCACTATCGAGGCATTGATAACTTCCTCTGTGACAAGCATGTAATTCCTATGAAGATATTTCCACTAGGTTGGGTGTATAGTTTCAACCAAGGGTATATCTATCCACAAGACACCGAGAAGCACGTTTATAGAGAGCTTCCTTATATCTGTTTATTTGATTCTATGGGAAAGAGTGAAGATGTTAAAATCTAATTTTCTGAATAACTATAAAAACTGGAGTGAAGCACTTCAGTTTATCGAACGTAAGGCGATACATAAACTCACTGACTTCCGTCAGTGTCTAGATAAAAACCATGTAGAAGCCGCCACTTGGCTGGTAGAAGAACTAATCAATCATGTAGACAATTGCGCTCGTCAAGAAAAACTAAAAGTCTTGATATTGAATTCATGGCTCGGCATTCCACTCGTTCCTCTATTATCTGAGAACTTAGATATTGGAGAATTTCATTTAGTCGATCTTGATAAAGAGTCTCTAGATTTATCCAAACTTTTTCATAAACACTATTCGCAAGAAAAATTTATTAAGATGAAACATCATTGTCTTGACATCCCATTTGCATTTGAGGAATTAAATAAAATAGATGCTGACGTTGTAATCGCTATCAATACCGAGCAGATGTATCCACTCGCTGAGTTAGAAACTAGCAATCCGATGGCATTGTTTGCTTGTCAAAATAGTAATGTAATTGAAGAGATGTATGGCATCAACTGTGTGAATTCAGTTGAAGATCTGAAAGAGCAGATCGGTTTAGATGAAACATTTTATGAAGGTAAGGTTGAGCAAACTTATTACTCGTGGGATGGACAAAAGAAGTATGATCGATATATGGTAATCGGTTCTAAGTAATATCCTCTACCATCATTTCCCACATTCCCTTATCAGGAATCACAAAACCTAAAGTTATTCTTGGACCGCCGCCAGCGCAATGCCAGAAGGGTTCATCCTGCCCACCGTAATATCCCACTTTCGCTGACCAACCTTGCCAGTCTGGTAATGTGTGTATGATTTCGCCGTCCCAGTGCTGGAACCAGCCGTCGCCTGTGTTGTAATTGAAAAGAATATTATATCCTGGAACATCCCAGTTGTTATGCCAACCCATGTTTCT